AGAGGTTTTATCGGACAGCAATAAAGTCCTAATATCTGCCACGCTCGCCATAAATGGTTTGGTAACTCTCTTAGTGTGGATAGAAACCGCCATTGTTTGGGTATATTCTTTTTATCTCATATAAACAGCCTTTAATGTCTACATATCTTCCATAATCCCCTCTGTAGTCATACTCTGTGTCTTTTTTTATTTCTATGAATTTTGAACAGTCATTTTTGTCAGGAATCATATTTGTTCGATAGTAGCTGTTAAAGAAGCTGGGAATATCGAAAATACATTTTTTTTGTAAAGTAAAAGTGTATTTTACCCCTTTCTTTAAATGACAATTATATAGAAGCCCTCGATCAATAACATTGTGATGAATACTGTCATAAGGTAATCTAAGTAAAGACTGCATAACGAAATGATACGACAGATTTGTTGATTATCAGATAGTTAGACAGGATAAGCACAAAAACCAATCGCGTAAAATTGCTTTGCATTGCTTTACATTTGCTTTGCATTTAAACGGTGTTTAAACGATGTTTGAGCACGAAAAGTTTACATCGGGTAAAGAAATGTAGACATCGACCTTGCATTTGCTTTGCATCGGCATGCCGAATTAGACGTATAGAACGCGTAGAACGCCGTAAACACACAGGTTGCGAATAGTTACAGGTTGTGGCGACAAAAAGGGCTTAGAACGCAAATAAATGAGGTGTTCGGGATAACACGCAAGAAGTTACACATATACCATGGAAAGCGATAATAACACAGTATAAAGGTTTATAACTCGTTGATTAAACGGTACTTAAACGGTTGTGATACCATTTTACACGGTATTGCAGCCGTTTTTTCGTCTTTTTGCACTCTTTTAGGCTCGTAAGTCGTTGATTAAACACTACTTAAACGATTTTATACTCATTTTAAACGCTATAATAGCCATTTTGCATCGCATTATATTTATAAGTACTTGATTAAAAGATACTTAAACGCTTTTACACAGATGCTTGATATATTTTGCCATTTTAGCCCTATTTTTCATAGCTCAAATGTTAAAAAGTGGGTTTGGTTATTCGTTTGGTTATTCGTTTGGTTATTCATGGAAAAACGAAATGATACTTTTGGTTATTCATTTGGTTATTCACTTTTCGGTATTTTGGTACTCGTACCTCCCCCCTATTTGGTACTAAAAAATGGCATTTTTCGTATTTTTCGTTGAATTAGGGGGGGTATTTTCCCATATTAAAAGGGGGTGTTTGGCGGGTGTTTAAGTATACAAAATAAGTAGCAAGTATTTATAAATCAATAGTTTAAACTGTTTTAAGGTGAAAAAATAGATAAAAAAGCGTGTGCGCGCCTATTTGCAGGCACAAAAAAAGGCTACCAAGTGGCAGCCTTTTGGTGGTGTGATGTGTACATAATATAAAAGGAAAAACACCCTCCTTTAAAGGTAGGCTGCTTGATATATAGAAAAAGTGGCGTAAATTCTTTATTATCAATATTTTTTAGTAACTTTGTGGTAACAAAATTTTAATAAAGCAATGGGAAATTATGATATATCAAGGTATATGCGAGATACGTTAAGTACTGATACGGCTTACCAAGTATTAGTACGAGCTGACATGCTAACGAATAGCGTGTTGGAGCAACTAAGGAAATCAACTGACAGGGCTTACACCTTGTTTAGCATATTTGTAACTGCTTTTTCCGGGATTGGTGCATTTGGTATAAGTAGCTCATCAATGAGCTTAAGGCTGTTTTGCGCGATATTGTGCTTTGGTTTAGGTCTGTCGTGTTTGTTGCTTTTTGTAAAAGTATTATGGGTTCACCATTATGTGCCAATAGGTAACGAAGCAGAAGTAATGCTATATGATGATAATATGAAGATGTTAGAAAAAGTGTACAACAACAATGCCCAAAAGATGAACGCAGCCTATATGCGTAACTTTCTTTTGGATAACATAGAAGACACGACAAATGCCTATCGCACCAACAACTTACTATTAGAACGTCGAAGCATGTATGTGCGTTGGTCAATGCTTATAACACTCACAAGTGTTATTATCGCATTCTTTTTATTGCTAATATTTTATATATTAGCGTGAGGTGTTTTGTCGGAATTGGTAATACTATCGTAAGTACGCAGCCTTTTTATCCATTCCTCCTCTTGTTCTTTATCTTTTTTATTACTCATATATATATTTTAGTTACGACATGGTTGTTTGGTTGTAAGACCCTTTGATAAGGGCAATGGCATTAACGCAACGGAAATCAATGTCGGTGTCTTCGTGTGCCGGGTTGTGTGAAGCCAGTGTTATGAATGGTTCGCCCTTATCAGACCTTTTAATGTACTTAACCACACAGTAATCGTCGCCATCTATGCTATAAGATAGCAGGTACATTTCACCGTACAGAATGCTTTGCAGGTCGATGGGTAATTCTTTATAAAAAATTATATCTCCAGGCTTCAAGCGTGGGTACATCGAATCGCCTACTATATGTATAGCACCATCGCATTTAGGCATGTTGGGTATTTTAATAGTGTCTATTATGTTGGCGTGTCGATTATCGAGCAACGAACGCAAGCCTGCCGTTGCCTCAAAGTCGTACAAATTAATAATTTGATTATCTACCTTTTTCTCAGGACTGCGTGGCTGGTGTATCGGCTGGACGGTCGCCTCAAGTGGTGGTGGGGTATCATTTTTTAGCATTGTACCTTCACCAGTGAGGAGCCAAGAGGGAGAAATGTCTGTATATACCTTTAGAATTTTTTCTAATTTATCAGAACCAATGCCTTTTCCTGATTTCAATGACTTACCAAACGAAGCATTAGACATACCAATGCTCTTTTCAAAGGCAGAAATAGTAATACCTTTATAATCTATATATTCCTTTATTCTTTCTAAAACCATAACAAAAAATATTATCCGTTTAAAAGAAAGTAGAAAATTTCCTCATTTTTATTTGGTGTTAATTAGAAAATATCCTATCTTTGCAACGTGTTACTCTAATAACACGCCCCAAAGATACGAAAAAGGGGCTACAAATAAGAAATTTAACTATAAAAAATATGTAATATGGAAAAAGGAAAAAAAGAAAGCCCCGAGGAGGTAACAGTTATTCTTCGTGCAGGTGGAAGTGAAATCGTGCATCGTTTGGATCGTCGTACAGCAGGCAGATTGATTGTAGAATTTGAGTCAGATGGACTACATGCTTCATTAGAACCTCTTTCGACTCAATGCGGACACGAAGGACGTGGTGCGCTTCCGTCTTTAGAAGAGGTGTTTCGCCCGGAGTGCGCAAACTGTGATGGTAGTCGTAGGAAAGATTTAGGCTGTTCAGTATGTCATCTAAAGTTTGGTGCGCCATATTGTCTAAGCAATACGTATTATCGTAAATATCTCGAGAAGAAGGGTAAATTGTAATTGTTGCTTTAAGTTGATACATTTTATTATATGTTATTGGTAAAACGGCTGTAAAGTTACAAATAAAAAACTATAAAAAGATATGAAGAAGTACATTAAAATTTCAACGAAGGAGAAAGAGTGGATAATGCAGGCGTTCGACGTTTCGCTTGTTATGGTGAACCATGCATTGGGTTTCGACAAGAAGCGTGGTAATAGCGACTTGGCAAAGCGCATTAGAAAGTTGGCTTTGCACCGTGGCGGGGTACTTATGAACGAGCTACCGGCATTCGAGACGATACACAACACAGCAGCTGGCGAGATGATACAACCTTTTGAGAATGGCGCAAAACTCGTTATGGTGTGGACTACTGGCAACGTTAAGGTATTTAACAAGAAAGGCGAGCTTTGCCGTGATATTCACATCAACACAATTGAAGAATTAACTAACGCGCAGTGCTTCGCTGCCAGCTTATAAGGAGGACAAAAAATGAAGATAACAATAGAAAAACAAATAAAAATTGTTTTGGAGGTGGCAGATGCTACCGCTGTAACAGTGGTAGAAACGCCCGACAGCATGGCGATAACGGTAAACAATCATTCCGATGGCTGGCTAAAAAAGGCGTATCACTTTTTAAAAGGTGTACTGAATGCTTTCCGCCGTCGCAAGGCACAACGTAGGCATGTTATAGAATTTAACGCTGCCGATTTTGAGAATTTAAAGAAGTTGTAAAAAACAACGAGTATGGAATACTACAACAAAATGCTGTGCGTTACACGCGAGGAGCTGATTGGTGGAAGCGACCCTGTAATGAAGGAGGGCACGCTGAACACCAATGTAGGAAGAAAAAACATCTTCTGCGTATGCCGTGGCGGTGGCGAGGGTAGATGCGCACTGTACAGCTTTGATTCCATGCCGAAAAAGTATAGGGAAAGATTTATGGAGAAGTACGGCAACCCCGAAGAAGTGCTGCGTGAAAGGGAACTGCGTAAGACGGTGAAGTACGACGAAAGCGCACGCACTTTCTTTGAAGAATACGAATACTTCAAGAATGGCGAGTACACAACGCTCGACAAAGAATTGATAGCCGAATACACCACCAACGCCAGTGTGCTGGGCGAGCTGGTGCGCATGAAAGCTGAACGCAAGGCGATGATGGCAAGCCTCAATGCAAGGGCTACCGACGTGTGGGAGATGGTGTTGCAGAACAGCGAAGAGCTGCGCGAACGCTACCACCACACGCTGCCTGCCAGCCTTAGCCGCCTGAAAGCACGTATATGCGCCTTTCAGAAGGACGGCTACGAAAGCGTCGTCAGCAAGAAGCTCGGCAATGTAAACACCATAAAGATAACAGCCGAAGGACGCGACGTGTTGGTAGCATTGAAGCGCAGCCATACACCACGATATAACGATGAGCAGCTATTTGCAAAGTACAACGAAATAGCGGTGTTCCGCGGGTGGAAGCAGCTTAAGAGCGTGCGTTCCATGCAGGCGTGGCTGTACAGCCCTAAGATTGAACAGTTATGGTGTGATGCCGTGCACGGCGAACAGGTAGCCCGCCAACGCTTCGGACGCAAGCAAAGCACGATGTTGCCCGAACGCCGCGACAGTCTTTGGTATGGCGACGGTACGAAGCTAAACCTATATTATCGGGACGGAAAGACGGTGAAGACGATAAACGTGTACGAGGTGGTAGATGCCTTCAGCGAAGTGTTATTGGGCTTTCACATCAGCGAAAGCGAGAACTTCGAGGCGCAGTACGGCGCTTTCCGCATGGCTATACAGCGCAGCGGGCACAAGCCTTATGAGATAGTGCACGACAACCAAGGCGGACACAACAAGCTGAACCGACAGGGCAAAAAGCCCACTGGCGACGAAAAGGAAAAGGGCTTTTTGGATAGGCTTTGCCACATACACCGCCCCACGATGCCTCACAATGGCGCATCGAAGACGATTGAAAGCATCTTCGGTCGCTTCCAACAACAAGTGTTGGCACGCTACTTCAACTTTACCGGGCAGAATGTTACGGCAAAAAAGCTGACGAGCCGCCCCAATATGGAGATGGTGGCAGCCAACCGCGACAAATTGCCGACATATCAGGAATTGTGCGAGCTGTACGCCCAGTGCCGCAAGGAGTGGAACGAGGCAAAGCACCCAAAGCACGACAGCAGCCGCATGGCACTTTACGAGGGCAGCGTGAACGAAGACACACCTGCCGTGGGCAAGTACGAAATGCAGGATATGTTTTGGATAATGAGCGACAAACCTGTAACATTCACCGACAGCGGCATAAAGATGACCATTGACAAGAAGTCCTACCACTGGGAGGTATTCACTACCGATGAGAACGGCGAAGCGATACCCGACAGGGAATGGCGAAGGCTGCACACGTGGGAGAAATTCTACGTGCAGTATGACCCGCAGGATATGACAACGGTAAACCTTTATTCTATCGACCGCGCCAAAAAGCTGCATTTCTGCACTGTTGCGAAGCCGTATATGCAGATACACCGTGCAATGCAAGACCAAAGCGCAGAAGAAAAGGCACGCATACATGCTGATATTGAGCGTGGCAAGCAAGACAGAATAGAACGTGTGGTAGCGGGCAGGAAGATAGCCCAACGATATGGTACTGACCCCGAGCAGAACGGGCTGTATTATCCAAAGCCCAAGGGTTTGACCGCAGAGCAGCAGCAACAGGCAATAGACCGTGTTGGCAGGCTTGAAAGCGATAACTATGCCGAAGTGGTAGAACTGGGGCAGCACACGAAGAAGCTATCCAATATGGATTGGGCAGAGGTGCAGTATGACGAAAGGAAGACGGCGGATAAATTATAAACAACTTAAACAACAACAATGAGAACAAGCGAAAAACAGCAGATAACAGAGAGTTTAAAAGCCTACGTGGTTAAGTATGGCAGTCAGAACAAGGCGGCACAAAGCCTTGCGGGTATCAGTGCAGCAACGCTGAGTCAAATGCTGAAAGGCAACTGGGCAAATATCGCCGACGAAATGTGGAAAAATGTAGCATCGCAAATAAGCCACAAGCAGGGCGACGGCTGGCAGATAGTGGAAACAACGGCATATAAGGAAATGGTGTTTGCCCTGAATGACGCCAAGCAGTGGAAAAACGTAACGTGGGTTGTAGGCGATGCAGGCTGCGGTAAGACAACCACGGCACGCCTTTTTGCCGACGAACAGCGCGAAGCCTTTTACGTGCTTTGCAGCGAAGATATGCGCAAGAGCGACTTTGTGCGTGAAATTGCCCGCAAGGTAGGCTTAAGAACGGAAGGCTACAGCATTCGTGAACTGCTCGATCGCATTATCGACAGCCTTGTGCAGATGGAAGAGCCGTTGCTGATATTCGACGAAGCAGACAAACTGACGGAGCGAGTATTCCACTACTTCATCGACCTTTACAACCGCTTGGAGGATAAGTGCGGTATCGTGTTCTTTTCAACAAGCTACATCAAACGGCGCATGCAGATGGGCTTGCGCTATAACAAATGCGGCTACAACGAAATACACAGCCGCATGGGGCGCAAGTTCTTCGAGGTGGAGCGCACATCGCCCAACGATGTTTACGCCATCTGTGCAGGCAACGGCTTGAACGAAAAGCAGACATCGGCGGTAATGAAAGATGCCGGGCAGTACGACTTCGATTTGCGCAGGGTGAAGAAAGCCGTGCACAAGCAAAAGCGAATGAAATAATTAAACGGTATTTAAACGGCGATTAAATAGTATTTGAAATGTTGAAAAAGGCACTATCAATGACAGATTTGTTACGTATAAACAGAAAGGTGTACGACTTTGAAGGCGATTGGAAAGAAGCCTTTGGACAGCCAGAGCGAGGTGGTGTATGGTTTGTATGGGGCAAGAGCGGCAACGGCAAGACGTTCTTTGTGCTGCAGCTGTGCAAAGAGCTTACCCGCTATGGCAAAGTAGCCTACGACAGCTTGGAGGAAGGCAGCAGCCTGACCATGCAAAACGCCCTGGTGCGTGTTGGAATGGCAGATGTGGGCAGACGCTTTGTGCTGCTGAACGAAAACTTTGCAGAGCTTGACGACAGGCTAAACCGACGTCGTTCGCCCGATATTGTGGTGGTGGATAGCTTTCAGTATGCGCACATATCGTTAGGGCAATACGAAGATTTTTGCAAACGCCACCATAACAAATTGATAATATTCATTTCGCAAGCCGAAGGGTTAAAACCATTAGGTCGCACAGCAGTAAGCTCAATGTACAGCGCATCGCTAAAAATATGGGTGGAGGGCTACAGGGCAATAAGCAAAGGGCGATATTTTGGCAACCGTGGCTATTATACCATTTGGGAAGAGCGTGCGGCAGAATATTGGAATAAGCAAAGTAATAAATAAACAATAACATGGCAGGAGAAAGAAATTATGCACGCTTCTACGCCTTACTGAAGCAGCTGCCCCATGCCGACAAGGATACGCTTGTGTGGCAGTACACACAGGGGCGAACAAAGTCGCTCCGAGAGACATCAAAATGGGAGTACGACGTTATGTGCCGCGATATGGAGCGGGTGGTGAACAACGACAACAAAGCAGCCCTGAAGCAGACAGCATTGCGCAAGGCACGCAGCGGAGTGCTGCACCAGCTGCAAATATACGGGCTGGACACCACCGACTGGGCAACCGTAGACGCTTTCTGCAAGAACCCCCGAATAGCCGGCAAGCCATTCAGAAAGCTAACAATAGAAGACCTTAACCAGGTAAACAAGAAAATAAGAGTAATAATCAAAAAACAAAAAGAAAATGGACAAAGTAAAAGTTGAAATGACTGCCGAGGAGCAAGCACGCTTCGCACAATTCAAGGCAGAGGAAGAAAAGAAAGCTAAGGCAGCAAAAGCCAAGGCAGACCGTGAAACCTACAAGCAGATGGTGGACGACGAAGTGGAAGCAGCCATACCCATATTGCTGGAACTATCGTGCGATATTAAGACGGTAAAGCAAAAAGTGATAGACAACTTTAAAGCTATCATAGCGACAAAGGCAGAGTTGTTCAAGGCGAAGAATCCCGACCAACGCTCGCACACCTTTACCACTTCTGACGGCAATATGCGCCTGACGATAGGACAATACACCACCGACGGCTACCGCGACACTGTGGAAGACGGCATTGCCATCGTAAAGGAGTACATAACGTCGCTGGCGAAAGACACCGAAACGCAGGCACTGGTAAATATGGTGTTCCGCCTGTTGGCACGCAACGCACAGGGCACGCTGAAGGCATCACGCATTGTTCAGCTGCGCAAGATAGCGGAGGATAACGGCAACGAACGCTTTTTGGAAGGTGTGCGCATCATTGAAGAAAGCTATCAGCCGACAGTGAGCAAACAATTCATTCGTGCCGAAGTGCGCAATGACAATGGGGCGTGGAAGCAAATACCATTGGGAATGACAGAAAGCTAAAACAATGAAACAAACAGCCAACAAAAAAGCCCACCACAAGGCACGACCACCACCACGCCACAAGCCATCTATAGATGCACAAACGTAGATCTATAGATGTACGAGCGTAGATCTATAGATATACAAGCGTAGATCTATAGATATAAAAACGCACGGGCAACAGACATAAAACAACAACCACCCTAAAGCCACAAACAAAAGCCCCAAGGCAAAGGGAAAAACAACGGGGCAAAAACAAAATAAAACAACAGAATTATGACAAAATGTTTGAATTTCACAATTAGAGAGCAAAAACTAAGTGTAGGACCAAAGAAAGGGCAAAAAGTGTTTATAGCACGCCCAACCGACCGACAACGAGTAACCCACCGCAAATTCTGCGAAGAAGTAGCCAGAGCCACCACCTTTACAGGAGCCGAAGTGGAAGCCGTGTTGCGCCTGGCAGCCGAAATGGCTAAACGCCACGTAGAGAGCGGAGAAAGTGTAGACTTTGGCGACATCGGCACACTATCGCCATCGTTCAAGTCGAAAGCCGTAGACCACATAGAAGACTTCAACGCCACACGCGACATAAAGAAGCCAATGGTGAAACTACGTCCATCTACCCGATACTTCACACTCGAAGGCGTAACCTACGAACGAGTAGAACCAAAAGCAAAGAAACCCGCCGGCAACAAACCCGCTGGAGGCGGCACTCAACCTCACCCATAAGTAAAAAAGCATAGTGAACGTAAAACACCATGATACACACAATAAAGAAAGTTGCTGAATAGTTGATATTCAGCAACTTTTTTTGTAACTTTGTGCTATACAAAGCCCACCCACATTGTATGAAACAACTAATGCTAAATTTTGATTTAGGCAAAGTAGCACAACGCGAAACAAAAATACGCCGTCGAGCTTTCACACTGCCCGATGGTGATGCGACGATAGTCACGCCGCAGGACCGATTGGCAAAGCGCAATCGCACCATCGCAGCCCGCTACTACTATTGGACCGAAATAAAACGACGCCGCTTCGACGACGTAATGAAAATACTCTCCGACTACGAATTTTTTGTGGGCGAGCGCACCATACAGAACGCACTGGTAGACCAGGACGAACTGCTACACTCGCTCCTGGAGCAACGCCCAACAATACAGAAGCTGGCAAAGCAGTTCCCCGGCTTCGAGTGGCACTAATCAAAAAACTCCGTTTCATAAACCACCCTATACACTTTCAAGTCATCGGCTCTGCGCTCCGGCGTGGAGCTGATGCGTTTTAAGGGGTTGAACAGCCCGCCACCATTCCACCACTGCAATGCCTTGTGCAACGCCTCCAACACATCGAACCGTGCCAACGACCGCTCGCGCACAGCAGCAGGCGCAGCAGCATTCGTGCTGCCCTGAATAGCAAACACCACCCGAAGCTCAACCCTTGCACGAATGCGCTGCACACCACCCGACAGACTTTCGCACTGCGGGTAGCTAATATCTACCAAGCAAGCCGGAAACGCCACAGGCGGACGGCACGCAACGTTAAGCTGACCTTCGTCGGCATCTACCCATTTAATTTGTGAAACATTTGCCGCAATATGATTAGTAACGGCAAGAAAAAAAACTTTATTCATTGCTCAAATTTTTAATGTAATCTACTATTCTTCCTTTAATTCTGTCGTTCAGTTCCTCGCTATCGCCCATAAACTGGCGCTGTGTAATATGCACCATTCGGCTATGCGCCTTTACGTTGGTGCTACCCTTTTTCGTGCGGCGGCTGTGTGCCGGCACTTGCACCTCGCCATCGAAACCCTCGTTGTGCACCTTAGCATACGTTACCTTCTGGTTGCCCGCAGCAATAACCACACGCTGCGGCGATACAACCAGCGGGCGAATGCTGTTCATCATAGCCCCCGAATCGATGAGCAACGACCCACGTTTCTTTGCCGTCCTGGCAGGCGCCCACGGGTTGCCGTCGAAAGCCTTTTTGCGAAAAGTCTCCTTAAAATACTCTGTAGCCGTTTCGGCAACAATTTCGGCAGTGTCGCCCATCAACTTGTCGGGCAGACTGCTCAAGTATGCTTCTAATTCTCTTAAATTCATCTTTTTGTCGATTTTTATTGTTTTGTCGAAATAATTAGCTATCTTTGCAATGCAGTGCCAACAACTGGGATAATGATACGGAACATCCTCGCAGATGATAGGAATACCGCAATAGGCTGGAGTACCAGCGGGGGTTGGCATCAATCTGAAGAAAAGGTGCAGACACCACTATCCAACCGTATGACGCGGATTTGCCACGTGTGGCGAAACCAAGAATTAGGACGGCGGACGTAAGGACTGCACCTTTCCGCTTTTTTATTTCTTCCTGTATATCAACAAGCCTTTCCTTATCTTATCATCGTGCAACTCGTACCATGTCTTGAAATTCATCTGTTGATTTTGTAACTTGCAGACACACACAATAGCCACACCTTCGTAATACTTGATATAAAGCCATTGGTTAAGATAATTATCTTGCGTTTGGTCCATATCAGGGTCTTTGCTAAGCCAAACCTCATCAGGGTCTTTCATCACCTCATCTATGGTATCAAGATACTTTGTTCTGAAGGCACGCTTTTTCTTGATATCAGTGGTATGCCCATCAAAACTTTTTTTATCCATATACCATGTTCGTTTGGCAAAGTCTTCCACAGGCAATGCCTCTTCCTTTTCTACCACCTTCTTGTGTAAGTCCCACCAATCGGCAGCATTGCCTTCATATAGACTTGCCTTTTTCGTGGAATCACGAATAAGCTGCCTGTAAGAATGCTTGAGCCCCCAATCGTCAGGTGTTACCTTATCCATTAGCTTTGTAGCTTTATTTGGGAATTTCTTGACATACATCTGATTGGCGTTGAAGACGTGTCCGCGCTTGCCGGGATTGTGGTCAAAGTGCGAAGCTACCGCATTCGTCCACTCTTTAGACTCGAAGAACTTATCTACCGTCTGTTGCGATTCCTTTATAATAGACTCGTTGGCTTCGTTTCTTAGCAATGGCTTCACCCTGCAACGGCATTTCCAACCATTGGGCGGATAGATTTTATCCCAACGTGGGTCTTTTACTTCGAGTATTATGCCATCTAACTTTCTGTGCTCCTCCCTTACCTTTTCGTCGCCCGCAGTAACATACTGCCAAAAAGGAAAGAGGTTTACTTTTTTAATGAGCCGCTGGTAGTTCGTGGCAGCTTCCGCCGTAAGGTTGGCTGTTTCGTACTCGGTGCGTTGCCACACCTTGTTGAACTTGCCGCACAGCTTTTGCGCTTCGGCAGTAAATTCTTCAAAACTCTTTGCCTTGCGGTACAGCTGGTTCAATTTCTGCACTTCTGCCAGCGTCTTCGCAGCTGAAAAGTGGAAAAGGTTTTGCTCCATTGCTGTTACGAATGCAGGGTCGAAGTTGTCGTAGACATAGTCGGCATTCTTCACAGGGCGTTTAAACACCTTGTGAATGGCGTTTAAAAGGTCGTCAGATATGAACTTGAACAGCTCCGCATCAAAGTAAGGTGCGTCGCCATTTGCCACACGCTTTATCAGGCGGTTGTCGAGCGTGTCGTTGCTAAGCGTCGTTGTGGGGTATGGTAACTTCGAGTTCGCCCCCATCATCGTGGGGGCTGCGACGAAAAAATCTCTTAGTCGCCTGAAGAAAGATGCTTCTGCCCTTTGACGTGCCTGTGTGCTTTTTGTCGGTACCGCACTGCCATCGATATTCTGCACGGCTGCCGTACCTTCGCCCTCGTTGATATTCACAGGCTCGAAGGTGGTAGGCTTTCGCCGTGCTATCGGCTCGCCGTTCTCGGGCACGGGTATAGAGTATTTTTCATGCAAATAGCTTTGCGGTATGGGCATTATGTCTGACAGCTGCACAATGTCGGCTACCGTCAGCTGCTCTGCCGCCTTTGGGAAAACGAACTTGCCGCCATTGACGGGGTAGCCACGTGCCTCGAGCAGCGGCAGTACGTGGTTGTTGAGCACACGCTGTACGAAGCGCATATCGCTTCTGTTCTTGCCTTCCTCTACTTCCTTGTGTACCTCGCCCAATGAGCGTGCACCATTTTCGCCCTGCACTGTTGTGAGTGTTTGCCCCAATATCGTGATAAGCATCTCTTCATTGCAGGACTGACGGAATTCGTTGTAGGAAGCCCCGCTACCACTGCCCGCTTCCTTTGTTTCGACCTCCGCCTCTCGTGGTATGACAACGTAAGATGCCGAGCCAGCCTGTTCCAAGGCTTGCTCCAGCAGCTTTCTGCTTTCGGGGTCGTAGGTGTTGTACTTACCGATGCGCTGCGGCATGCCAAACAGTTCTATCCATTGCGACCAATCGCCGAAGCCGCCACGCTTGTAAATGGCAAACGGTGTAGCCTTCAGTAATAAGCCGTAGCTACGCTCGTGCCCCAGTACCAGCAGCGACGTGTCGCCCTCGTAAGGTACGCCCTTGTCGTCGCTGTCGTTGATAACGATACACTTGTTGCGCAAGTTGATGTGCTTTGCTGGAATAGGCTCAACGTGGAAGCTGTCGGGGGTGCAGATGAACTCAACACCGCTGCGCCCGTAAATGCGCTCGTTCATTATCTGTCGCAGCAATTCTTCCCAGTCGGTGGTGTCCATGATGTCGGTAATTTCTTCGACCTCCTTGCCGTCCTTATCCAAGAAGGTAAGCTCGGAGTTCAATACTGCGTCGATGCGCTTGCTTACGGCATCGGCAAGCACGCCATCTATCAATACGTCCTCAAAAAGGTCGTACAGGCTTTTCACACGCCCGCTGTCGGCAGAGCGTAGGGCGTTGCGCCAGTCGCCCACATCGTACACCTTACGTGTAGGTGCTTTAACTATCAATTGATTTACCACGACGGGTTCTGCCGCCTTTGATATTTTGGTTACTGTATTTTTTTTCTTGCTCATTGCTTAAAAATGTTGATTACGTTTTGGGTTGCTCCCGAATATGTACTCATTGCTGCCGTCAGGCTTGCCGTCGCCATCGTCGTCGGCACGTGGCAG